CATGGCTTACACCCGGCCCCCGAGGGTACGTCCCCCGAAGAAAAAGCAAAAAGGTGCCTGATATAACAACACCCCTGCGGGCCGATGCCCGCACCTTAATGCAGCCGCCCAGCAGGGCGCGGGTCCCCAGCCCCGGTAAATGCAGAGGGAGGAAGGAGTGCAATTTTATGGCAAGAAAGAAAGTGACCAGCGCCCCGGCATTGGCGGATTGGAGCGCGGTGGATAGTGCCCTGCGGGAAATCCGGGAGTGCCAGCATACGCTGGCGGAGATGTCTGTGCAGCGGGACCGCCAGATCGACAGCATCAAGGCGGACTACACCCAGGCGGCGTTGCCTTTGCAAAACCGCATGAAGGCGCTGGAAAGTGATGTGAAAGCCTATGTGGATATGCACCGGGCCGAACTGGACGGCAAGAGCCGGACCCTGACCTTTGGTACGGTCGGCTACCGGGTCAGCAGCAAGCTGATGCTTGCCAGCGGCCGTGTAGCTGAGGCCATTGCCACGCTGAAGGCGCTGGGCCATACAGAACTGGTCAAGACTACCGAAACGTTAGACCGTGAGGCCCTGCGGCGGCAGCCGGGCGAACTTTTGCAACAGGTTGGTGCCTATATCCGTACGGTGGATGAGTTTTACTACGATGTGAGCACAAAGGAGGCCGATGTCTGATGGCTACGATCTCCATCGGTTTACATACCGGCGTATGGCTTTGTGCGGTGGCGCTGGGCACGGCAGGCAGCATTATTATTGCGGCTGTGGCCGGGACACTGGTTGCCACAGCGATTAAACTCATCCTTGAAAAGTTTAAAAACGGCTAAATGCCGGGAAAGGAGCGGGGCATGAGTGGGAGCGCATGCAACGCCTACCAAATCCGCAAAATTTACGCCATCGGCGGCGCGCTGGGGATGGTAAAGCGCGGCGAAGACGATGATCTGCTGCACGAACTGGTCAACGGGATGACCGGCAAAACCAGCATCAAGGAGCTGACCTATGGTGAGGCCTGCAAGGTCATTGGTGAACTGGAGGGACGGCAAGGCACACCCCCTCCCCGCAAAAGCGGTCGCCCGCTCCACAAAAACGTGCCGGGACGCGCCAGCGAGGGGCAGCAGCGCAAGATTTGGGCGCTGATGTACAAGCTGCAAGCGGCCAGCCCCAGCAAGGCCCCAATTGGCGACCGGCTGTGCGCCATCATCAAAAAAGAATTGGGCATTGATGCTGTGCCCAAAAATCCTTTTGCCTGGATCGATTACAAAGGCGGCAATAAGCTGGTGGAAGTTTTAAAAGGGTATGTAAAAACCGCGGAAAAAGCCCAGGGTGATGCCGATGGATGAGTGGAAAATCCGCCCGGAAGATCTATCGCCCGCCCAGCGGGAGGTGGCGGAACTCATCGGGTTTGAAAACTACCTAAAGCTGATCGATGTTTACGCTGCCGAAACGATCTATATACCCAAACGGGACAGCTTTGAGCGGATTGCCCGCAACCAGCGCATTGTGGAAGAGTATGACGGCGACAACCTGAAAGCCCTTGCCAAGAAGTACAACCTTACCACCGTAACCGTCCGGGCCATTGTGGACGAAAAACACCGGGAAATCCGGGCAAAGCCGCTTGATGGACAGCTAAGTTTTTTTACGCCAGACCGTAAAGTAAAATATTAAAATGCTTAATCTGGCTCATTTTACGAATCGTGAGTATCATTGGTTATAGAAACCAGCGATACTCACGATTTTTTTAGTTTAGGGGTACAGATCAATGCAGTTTGATGCCGGCACATGGTGGCTTGTAGGTGTTTTGCTGACGTTCCTGATTGGGGCGTTGGGATGGATGGTAAAGCGCAGCCTTGATAAGATCGAGCGCAAGCTCGACAATGCAGCAACCAAGGCTGAGTTTGAAAAAGAAATCGGCGAATGCAAAAGGCAGATTTCTGACATCCAGAAGACTTACACCACCCGAGAACAGCATCAACGCGATTGGGGCGAATGCCGCAACGACATTAAATCTATCCGCAGCAACTTTTTGACCAAGGAAGACTATTTCCGTGAGCAGGCCAAAACCGAAAAGAAACTGGACCGTATTTTAGACCTTTTAATGAAGCGAGGAACTGCCGATGAATGAGAAAGAAATGCTGATGCGTCAGTTGCGGGCCAATGCCTTCCCGCATAACAATGGCAAGGTCATGCAGGCCATCAACATCATCCGGCACGGCTACAACCGCCTGACCGATGTACAGCAGGCGGCACAGATCTGGGGTGTCAGCCAAAATGATTTTCTGGACTGCATCAACTTCCTGGCTTTGGCAAAGTACATCCAGCTGCGCACAATCATGGACAAAGTGCTTGTGCCGGATTTTGCGGATATTGAATGGACGCTGCTGGAAGTTCGCCTGACCGATACGGGCATCCGTGTCCTGCAGGGCAACATCAAGGACGACATGATCGAGGTGTGATATGGGCAGTTGGCCGTTAAATGGCAAAAAGGGCGGCAACCGCAAACACAGCAAGATCGACACCCTGCCCCCGGAGATGAAGGCCACCGTAGAAGAGATGATTATGGATGGCAGTGCCACCTACTCGGACATTGTGGCCTATCTGGAGCAGCAGGGGTACAGCCTTTCGGTTTCCAGCGTGTGCCGCTATGCGCAGGGGTATGTAGAGAATTTGCAGACCTTGCAGATCGCACAGGCAAACTTCCGCAATATGCTGGATGAGCTGGAGCGTTACCCTGACCTGGATACCACCGAAGCGCTGGTGCGCGTTGCCAGCCAGAATCTTATGACCGCGCTCACTTCCAAAAAAGAGGAAGATTGGAGCGCAGTCAGCGTAGATAAGCTGATGAACCAGATCAGCGGCCTGACCCGTGCGGTTGCCTATAAGAAGCGGGTCGAGCTGCAAAACAAGACGGATTTGGAAGCCGGAACCGGTGACCTGAAAACCGCCTTGTGGAGCGCCATGGCCAAAGAACGGCCGGACCTTTACAAGCAGGTATCGGCTTACCTGGACCGCAAAGCACAGGAGGGCGGCGTATGAGTATGTACGCGCTCCAGGTCATGGGCGGGCAGGAAGTGGAGATCGTGCAAAAGCTGCGGCGCAAGGGTGTGGATGCCCGGTGCCCGCAGGAACGCCGCATGATACGCCGGGGCGGCAGCTGGCAGGAGCAGCTTTACACGTTGTTCCCAAGTTATCTGTTTGTGAGTACCCCGGATGTGTACCGCGTCTATTACGCTGTGCGCAATGAAGAAGGCGTACTGCACTGGCTGGGTGCCAGCAAGGGAACGCCGGAACCGTTGAGTGAGCGTGAGGAAGCCAACATCCTTTGGCTGGCTGGGGACGGCCCCATGCCGCCCAGCGAGGCCGAACTGCAGGAGGATGGGACATTGGATTTTACCAGCGGCCCGCTGGCCCACCTAAAGGAACTGCTGGAAAAGGTCAACCGGCATGACCGCCGCGCCACCGTAAAGGTGCCCATTGGCGGCGAGGATAAGACCATCACCTTAAGCTACCGTTTAAACGGTAAACAGGAAACTGCAAACAGCGCTGCGGCTGGTACGCCCCGCAGCGGGAAAGCAGCGGACATATTTTAGAGGATTCCGGCCCGATGCGGGCCGGAAATGGCGAAGCCTGCCCCTAAAATATGCCCTGCATTTTTTGCTTGCCCTGTCTCCCCGTTTAAGCGGGGCGCAGGGCCGTTTAAAATCGTTTAAATCCTGCGGGTGGCAAAACTGCCCGCGGAGCAGAACAAACACGCACAGCGCCGCGTTAGGGGCTGTTTTGGGTGCCGAAAGTCCGGCACCCTGTTTTTATTGCGAAAGGAGCCGTTGATGCGGACGAAAAGCGGCAGTGTTCGGGAACTGGTTGCCGGGATACGGCAGGCTGCCGAGCAGGAAATTTATAATCCCGCAGAGGATTTAAAAGCCCTTCAAACCCAGTATAAACGGCTGGGTAAGAAAGACTTTGCCATGATGCTGGATGCCATGGTCGAGAAATATGCTGCCGGTGAATATGCAGCCATCCACGCTGCGCTGGTGCAGAAAGCCCGCAGCGGGGATATTGATGCCATTAAAATGTACCGTGAAATGCAGGCCAGCGGCGGCAGTGATGAGGTGGTGATCGTAGATGACATCGGCTAAAAAGCAGGTACGTCTGTCCGACATTATCGGCCCGGCGTTCTACGAGACCCACCGGCTCATCAACATGGGCATCATCGACGAAGCTGTTGAAGCCGGCGGCCGTGCCAGCTTGAAAAGTTCGTATGTTAGTGTGGAACTGGTGCAGCAGCTTTTAAAACACCCGGACTGCCATGCGCTGGTGACACGCCAGGTTGGCGACACGATGCGGGACAGTGTGTATGCACAGATCCTTTGGGCCATCGACAAACTGGGGCTTACCACCAAGTTCCGCTGCACACAAAGCCCGCTGCAATGCATCTATCTGCCTACGGGGCAGCGCATTTTGTTCCGAGGATTGGATGACCCACAGAAAATCAAATCCATCAAGCTGCCATTTGGGTACATTGGCATCTTGTGGTTTGAGGAAGCCGACCAGATCAAGGGCGGTGAGGAAGCTGTGCGAAATGTGCAGCAATCCGCCCTGCGCGGCGGCGAATTTGGCCTGACCTTTATCAGCTTCAACCCGCCTGCGGCCTCTCGCAACTGGGCAAACCGCTATGCCCGCGAGGAACGCAAGGGCAAACATATCCACCATTCCACCTATTTGGAGGCACCGGCCGCCTGGCTCGGCCCTAAATTTTTGGCCCAGGCAGAGTACATCAAGGAGACCAAGCCCACCAAGTACCGGCACGAATATCTGGGCGAAGCGGTAGGCAGCGGTACACAGGTGTTTGAAAATCTGCGACTTGAACCGATCTCCAACAAAGCCATCAAGAACTTTGACACCATTGAAAACGGCGTTGACTGGGGCTGGTATCCTGACCCGTGGGCGTTCAACCGCTGCCACTACGATGCAGCCAGAAAGACCCTGTATATCTTTGATGAACTGACCCGCCTGCGCACCAGCAATGAGGAAACCGCCAAGCTGGTTATGCAACGTATCGAATCGTGGGAGAGCGTGACTGCCGATTCCGCCGAAATGAAATCTTGTGCAGACTACCGGGCGTTTGGTGTGCGCTGCCGGGAAGCCGTAAAAGGCCCCGGCAGTGTAAATGCCAGTATGAAATGGCTGCAAGGCTTAAGCGCCATTGTTATTGACCCACACAGATGCCCGGATACTGCTAAGGAGTTCAGCGAGTACGAATATGAAACCGGCCGGGATGGCGAGGTGCTGCCCGGCTATGTGGATGCCGATAACCACCACATTGATGCTGTGCGCTATGCGCTGAACCGCATCTGGATGCGCCGGGGTGCCTGATGAAACGATTTAAGAAATGGCTTATTGACCGCTTTTTGCCACGCTATGCCTATGAAACGCTGGTGGTCGAACTGGAAAAGGCCACAAAAAAGATGGAGGAACTGCAACGGACGATCGAGCGGCAGCAGAGTTATATTTCCGGGCTGGAATACGCGCTGCGCTGTACGAGGCCGACCGTAGTGGTTGAAGGCCGTGAAAAAGAAGCAAAAGAGAAAACCTGATCCATGCAGCGGCTGCCCCTGGCGGGCGGCCGCTGATTACTGCCTGTGGCCAAGGTGCTTCAGGAATGCTATCCAAGTAGGAGGAAACCGGAATGGTCGCACTGATCCGCGCCCTGACAAGCAACGCAATTGCAAATATTGAAGAAGCCCTGGGCATGAGCGATGTGACCAGCAGCGCCATGAAACAAGCCATTGAAGAATGGTATACCGCCTGGTATGGACGTGAGCCGACCAAGATGGAAGACCCGTGCCAACGGCTGCCCTATGCCATTGTGAATAAGCTGTGCAAGGCCACCTTTGGCGAGTATGACAGCAGCTTACAGCACACAAACAGCGGGAAATTGCAATACCTTGACGAGGTGCGCAGCGCTTTTGATGCGATAAAAGGCCCTCTGATGACACAGGCCATGGTTGGCGGCGAGGCATGGGCCAAGCCGGTGCCCATGGCAGGCGGTGCAGTACGCTGGCAAGTCGTGGGCCGTGATTCGGTCATTGTTTTGGGACGCGGCGCGGATGGTGTGCCGACTGATGTGGCGCTGTGCGAGAAATCCGTATCGGCAGACCATCGCTTTTTTACGCTGGTGGAGCGGCGCACAACGGATGGGCTACATCTGACCGTCAGCTACCGGCTGTACTGCTCGGACAGCAAAAGCACCTTGGGGCGGTTCGTTCCGCTGGACAGCCTGCCCCAGTATGCAGAGCTGCCGGAGGTGTTCACCTTTTCCGCGCCGATCGATGGCATCGGCATGGTATTTCTGCGGATGCCTATTACCAACTGTGTAGACGGAAGTGCGGACGGCGTTTCTGTCTACGAGCCTGCCATGGGGCTGATCCACCGCATCAACCAGAACGAATTGCAGTTGAGCCGGGAATTTGAGCTTGGCCGGATGCGCGTTGTGGCAAGTGCCGATCTGCTGCACACCAGCGGCGGCCAAAAGGCGCTGACAGATGACGTGTTTGTCGGCCTTGACGGCAATGAACAAAGTCTTGGCATCACGCCGTTTGCCCCTGTGCTGCGCAATGAAAGCTATGAATCACGGCGGCAAACCTACTTGAAAGCCATTGAAAATCTGCTGGGCATCAAGCGCGGTATCCTATCGGATGCCGAGGCGGTAAGCAAAACAGCCACCGAGATCAACTCCAGCGCCGGTGATTACAGCCTATCGATTATCGAGTTCCAGCACCTTTATTATGATGCGCTGCAAGCAGCATTGCGGCTTGGTGACCAGATTGGGCAAGCCTACCACCTGTGTGATGCCACAGGCTGGGACCCGGATGAGCTGACCGTGACCTGGGGCAATGGTGTTTTGTACGATGCTGACCAGGAATGGGCCGAACGCAAGGAAATGGTGGAAATGGGCCTGCTAAAGCCTGAACTGGCTTTGGCCTGGAAATTCGACCTGCCTTGCGGGACCGAATCCGACCTTGCAGAGATCCGCAAGAATTACATGCCGGAGCTTAGCGAACTGGAAAGTTGAGGTGAACATCCTTGACCGATGAACAGCGTGCCGGTTTGAGCGATGCTGCCCTTGCCATGACACAGCCCTGCATTGATGAGCTGATACGGGATGTGAGCAGGCACATCAAGAAAGCCGGGGCCATCACCGATACGGCAGAGTACCAGATCTACCGCGCCCAAGCGCTGGGCGAAAGCAAATCGGCTATTGAAAAGGCAGTAGCCAAGCAGTTGGACATCAACGAGGAAGTCATCAACAGCCTGTTTGAGTATGTGGCAGATAAAAGCCTGACCTTGGATGAGAACGGCAGCCTGCGGCAGATGACCGAGGGCTACGAGCGTATGAGTAAGGCTAAAACAGCTGAAATGCTGCGCGATCTGTGGGCAGACACGCCGGAGGGCAAGGTGCTGCCGTTGCAGACGGCATACAAAAAGGCCATGGATTTTGCTTTCCGCCAGGTTGCCACGGGCAGCTTGGATCTTGATACGGCTATCCGCCGTGCTGTGACCCCGCTGGCCAAGCGCGGCTTGCGGACGATCGAGCAGAAGAGCGGCCGCAGCGTGGGCATTGAATATGCCTGCCGCCGATACCTTATGGACCAGCTGGGGCAGTTGGACGATGAAGTCCAGCAGGCTGACCACGATGCCCTGGGGTGTGATGGCTGGGAAATCAGCGCCCATGCAGCCTGTGCGCCAGACCACGAACCGATACAGGGACGGCAATACAGTGATGCTGAGTACGAGGCCCTGAACGACAGCCTGCAACGCCGCATCGGCCACCTGAACTGCGGGCACACGGCCAGCCCTATTATTTTGGGCGTGAGTGAGCCGCAGTACACCGACGCCCAGCTGCAAAAGTTTAAAGACAACAATGCCCAGGGCATTACCTACAACGGGAGGCAGTACACGCTGTATGAGGCAGGGCAAGAACAAAGCCGCCTTGAAAACGGCATACGCCTTATCAAACGGCAAATTTTGGCCGACCGGGAAACCGACAGCCCAGATTTGCAAAAGCACCAGGTCAAGCTGCGCGTAGTGCAGAGCGAGTACCGAAAATTTTGTAAGGCTGCGGGCCTGCCCACCCGGACCGAGCGGCTACAGGTTGCCGGGTTTGGCCGAAGTGAAGCCAGTAAGGCCGTGTGGAGTTACAAAAAGGCTGCGCCGGAACAGCTGCACGATGTTGAGATTGCTGGGCATACCCTGTACAGTGTAACGGATGAGCGCATCCAGGCGGTGCCAAAACCGTTTTTCCAGGGAGTTTCCAACAGGGTCAATGGGCTGGCACTGGAATATGCCAAAGGTGTGCTGGAAAAGGTGAAAGATTTGCCTGTTGGGACAGAGGCCATGGTTAACTTTACTGTTGACGGTAAAAGCACCGGGTACTTTGTAGGCGGGCAAACAAAGATGACTGTAAAGCCGCAGGACCTAAACGTACCGTACTACTCTTTACATAACCATCCAAGCAATGGTATACTTAGCCCAGAGGATATACAGCAGCTTATCAAGCGCCCCCTGATGAAGGGTATCGGCGCTGTGGGCAATGCCGGAGCGCTGTATACATGCGAAAAGACCTTTGGCTATTCAACCCAAAGTGCTGACGAATGGTTTAGGCGCTTAAGGAAAAAATATCCTCTTTATAAGGGTGGCGGCGAGGATGTAGAAACGATCCTTGCACAACGCATTGCTTTTGCTGAAGAGTTGCGAAGGGATGGTGCTAAACATGGACTCGCATTTTCGGGATAATCCTCCAACGCCTGAGGAAATCGCAAAATGGCGGGCAGACCTTACCCGAGGTTGGCCTTATACCGAGGATGATCCAGAGCCAGACTTTTTTGATTGGACACCAGACCCAGACCGCAGCGCTACTACAGATTCCATTTATCTGCTTAAAGCAACAGGCAACTGGACCGAGGAAGACGAGCTCATTGCCTTTGACCCCAGCAAGCCCCCACCGCGCCCGTTGGCCGAGTTGGAAGCAGAGCACGATGCCTTTATGAAAGAATTGTTCAAAAACGCCAAGCCCCTTTAAACACCCTATAAACAGTATTTGCACCGCTTTTAAGCGGTGCTTTTTTCGTGCCTAAAATTTTTAAACGAGGTGCTTTATGACCTGTGTTTATGCCCCGGTTTCGGGAACCATTGCCTGTTTTGATGACTTGCGGCAGGCTTTTGAGGATTTCAAAGAACTACTGTGTGAGGCATTTGGTTGGCGGCGACACCAAAAAAGAAAGCCCATTTACAAAAAGTGCCCGTGCCGAAACCGTCTGCCTGACCGCTGCATGACCGGCTACCGAATCCCCCAGCTGCGGCCTGACCCGCACCCACATCTGCCGAGAGACCGGCTGAATAAGAAACACAGCCCCGCAAGGGGCTTTTGTTATACCCTGGCCCTGCGGGATGAAGCAGAGCGCCGCGATACCGGGACTGGCCGGAATAAAAAGGACAGCGGCACGATGGACACTGAAGATGAAGGAGACCCCTATGCTTGAATGGTTGAAGGCTATCCTTGGCGATGGCTACAACGAGGAAATCGACAAACAAATCAGCGCGGAGATCGGCAAGGGCTTTGTTGCCAAAGCCGATTTTAACGCTGCCAAAGAGGCCCAGCGTGGTACGGCTGAACAGTTGGCTGCCGCCAACAAGGAACTGGAAGAGTACAAGGGCATGGACATCGAGGGGCTGCGCAAAAGTGCTGCAGACTGGCAGGCCAAAGCGGAACAGGCCGAAAAAGATGCGGATGCCCGTGTGGCAGCCTTCCAGTTTGATGCAAAACTGGATCATGCTATCATCGCCGCCCGCGGCCGCAATGGCAAGGCCATCCGTGCCTTGCTGGACCTGGACGCGCTGCGCACCAGCAAAGACCCGGACAAGGACATTGCCGCTGCCCTGACTGCTGTGCAGAAAGACAACGGTTACATGTTCGACACCGCGCCGACCCCGCCGCCGCTGGCAGCAGGCACCGGCAGCACGACCATGATCGGCGGCAAAGATGCCGACACCGCAATGCGCAAGGCCATGGGCCTGCCCACAAAATAAGAAAAGGAGATACCTACTATGGCAAATGCAATCGAACTCGCAAAGAGCTATGTCCCCAAGCTGGACGAAGTGTACAAGCTTGCTGCGCTGACCAGTGTGCTGGATAGCGATGGTGCCGAGCTGAAAGAGGGGGCCAACGCCGGGGAGTTCATCATCCCCAAGATGAGCATGGACGGCCTGGGTGCCTATGACCGCAACAACGGTTATGCTCAGGGCAGCGTGACGATGGAGAACGAGACCGTTAAGGCCAACTTCGACCGTGGCCGCAAATTTGTTGTGGATGTGGCGGATGATCTGGAGACGGCAGGCCTTGCTTTTGGCAAACTGTCTGCGGAGTTCATCCGCACGATGGTGGTGCCGGAGGTTGATGCTTTCCGTTTTGCCGCCTACTGCGGCGCGGACGGTGCCACCAAGAAGGAAGAGACCCTTGCGGACGGCCCTGCCGTTATCAAGGCAATCAGCGCTGCATGCTCTGCCATGGATAACGCGGAAGTCCCCAGCACCGACCGCTATCTGTTCATCACCCCGGCACTGCTCCAGGCGGTAAAGGACATGGACACCACCAAGAGCCGTGAAGTCCTGAGTGATTTCGCCGGCATTGTGAAGGTGCCGCAGGGCCGCTTCTACACGGCCATCAAGCAGCTGTCCGGCAAAGACAGCGAGAGCAAGGGCGGTTACACCAAGGCTACCGGTGCCGCTGATCTGAACTTTATGGTTATCCATAAGGGTGCCCTGATCCAGTACACCAAGCATGCCGCGCCGAAGATTATCACCCCGGAGTACAACAACGACAGCGATGGTTACATCTTCGGCTATCGCCTGCTTTCGCTGGCGGATGTCTACGAAAACAAAGTGGCCGGTGTGTACGCCAGCCATAAGCCCGTGGCCTAATGGAGGTGGCATGAGATGAGTGTGATCGGTTATATTCCGCCTGAAAAGGAAAAAGCCCCGGCCCGCCCTGATGCCGTTGCCACGCCCCCTGCTGAGGCTGTGGGGAGTGAAGCAGTTGATACGAACAAACCTGCCAGCAAGCGTACTGGCAAGAAAAACGGCAAGGAGTAACCCATGCTGGATTATCGTTTCTATTCTGACGAATATGGCGGCACCGCGATTCCCGGGCGGGAGTGGCCAGAGTTTGAGCGTGATGCAGATGCCCAACTGCGCCGCTATGAACGCATCTATACCGTGAGCTATGAAACGGACGATGCCCGCCCTATGGCCGTTTGCGCCATTGCAGATGCTATGTATGCCTATGCACAGCTGGATGCCGGAAATGGCGCAGTACAGAGCGTAAGTATTGGAAGTGTGAGCGAAAACCGCGCCGCAGTACCTGCGCCGGACACCAGCCCGGCAGCACGGGCAGCAGAGTATTATCGCTGTGCGCAGCTGTATGCAACCATCTACAGGGGGTGCTGATATGCTCAAGTATTACGCAAGGAATCAGCCCTTGCGCTATCCGCATTGCGACAGGACAGTTACTGTTTACCATACAGTGTTCAATCCTTTTTCGTGCCGCCGTGTGGTATTGCAGGGCGTGTACTATGAGACACGCCCGAATGTAGAAATCGCCAAAAGCGGTGTGCAGCACACTGCCGGGTATCTGTTGATTATCCCCCAAAAAGTCGGTGCCAGGGTAAGCCCCGCAGCCGATGTGGGAGTGGAAGGCACCTATGTGCTGCAGCCCGGCGACCGGGTGGTTGCGGGCATCGGGCCGGAGATTCCTGACCGCGAGGCCTGGGCCAGGCTGCTGCCCAGCAGCTATGATGTGACCACTGTTTCCTGGGTGGAGCAGAAATACTGGCACGGCCAGCCCTGCCATGTGGAGGCCGGGACATGAAGATTGCTTTTGAAGGCAAAATTGATTTGCCCCGCGCCGAACAGCTGCTGGAAAGCAAAGGCTTGGGCCTAAATGGCCCGGTACAGCAGTTCCATACCAAGAATGTGCTGCGGCGCATCCAAAAGTATATGCCCTATCGCACGGGCGCGACCATTAAGCTGACCATCGCGCAGACGGACATTCATGAACCGTACATCGTGACCGATACCGTCTATGCCAAGCGGCTGTTTAACGGTATGACGGCGGCAGGAAAACCGCTGCACTACACCAAAATCAAAAATCCGCAGGCCGGTCCGCACTGGGACTGGGCGCTTGTTGCTGCTGAAGGAGAAGCTTTGACGGCAGACTTACAGCGGTACATCGCAAGGAGAGGAAAATGACAGACCTTGAACGCCTGCAGGCGTGGTTGGAGACCTATCCCCGCGCCGGTGAACTTACAAGCTACCAGGTAGACTATACCGACCAGCTGCCGGGATGCTTCGGGGTATTCCCGGCCGGGATGGTAGAGGTGGAACGTACCGAGAATCTGCTGGGCCAGGTTACGGTCCAGAACCAGTACAATTTTGCTTTGTACGTCGTTTTTGCCAAAGCCCCCGGCGATACTGAGGGTGCCCAGATCAACGCCGACTGGGTGATGGACTTCCAGCAGTGGGTACAGGAACAGAGTGTTCTGCGCAAGGCACCAACTTTCGGCAACATCGACCAGCATCGTGAACGTCTGCGCGCCGAGAATGGCGCGCTGTATGATGCAGAACTGACAGGCACCGCCATGTATATGGTCCGGCTGGCCGCAACCTTTTGGAAACATTACGAAATGGAGTAATCAACTATGAAAATTCAGCGCAAATACATGGCGCATTACCTGAATGCGCGCTTCGCCAGCGATTCTACCGGCAAGGATGACTATATCCGCCTGGGCAAGGACCTGGAAGAGTACAGCCCGGAACTGTCGGCCAATGTGGAGAAAAAATCCAACATTTTGGGCCAGACCTCTGTTACCATCGACAGCTACCAGAAGCAGGGCGAGGTCAGCCCCTACTATGCCGAGGAAGGCGATGCCCTGTTCACCAAGCTGCAGGCTATCATCGATGGCGACATGGTGCTGGACGACCTGAAGACCGACATCGTGGAGGTCAAACTTTGGGATAAGGACAGCGCCGGGGCCTATCCCGCCGTCAAGGAAGAGTGTTACATCGAGATCGTGAGCTATGGCGGCGATACCACCGGCTACCAGATCCCGTTCAACGTCCATTATACGGGCGTTAAAAGCAAGGGCACCTTTAATTCCGCCACTAACACCTTTACCGCAGAATAAGGAGCGCCGAGCATGGAAATCAGAATCGACCGTGGTTATAAAAGCTACGACGTAACCGATGCGGACGGCACCGTACTGGGCACGGTGCGCCTGAATCTGGCGGATGCCGGACTGATGGGCCGTTTTGAAGAAGCCAGGCGCAAAATCGAGGCCATGGTACAGGATGCCGGGGCCGATGCCAACCCGGACACTATGATCGCCGTGGACAAGGCCGTCAAGGAACAGCTTGACTATGCTTTTGGAGCAGAGGTCTCGCCGGTGTTTTTTGGCGGCATGTCCAGCCTGGCGCTGTGCGAGGATGGCGAACTGGTACTGGAAAAGGTTATGGAAGCGGTCGTCCCCATCTTTGAGGATGCTACCGGCAAAGCCGTGGCCGCCAGCAACGCCCGCAAGGCGCAGCGGTTGGAAAAATACCGCGATAAACGGGTCGGCCTTGCCCCCGGCCAGCAGATATGAGTGCTTGGGATCTGCCCGTCACTGTGGATGTGAACGGGCAGCCTTTTGTTATACGGTCCGATTTCCGAGCGGTGCTGGACGCACTGGCTGCATTGTCCGACCCAGAACTGACACAGGCGGAGCAGCTTTCTATCTGCCTGCAAATTTTATTCCCAGATTGGGAACAGCTGCCAGATGCCCAGGCAGCCTTTACGGCGGCCATGGTTTTTGTGAACTGCGGCGAGCCGTTGCCGGAACACCAACTGCCTAAGCCCCGGCTTGTAGACTGGGAAAAGGACGCGGGGCTGATTGCCCCGGCTATCGATAAGGTGCTGGGATACAGCTGCCGCCGCTGTCCCTATCTCCACTGGTGGGAGTTCATTGGGGCTTTCCACGGTATAGGGCGCGGCCTGTTTTCCGAGGTGGTGAATATCCGCGCCAAACGAGCCAAGGGAAAACGGCTGGAAAAGCACGAACAGGAATTTGCCCGCGAGAATGAAGAACTGATTCGGCTTTCTTCGGCCAGAAGCGCCGAGGAGCAGGCGGAAAAGGACCGCCTGCTGGCAGAGCTGGACGGATAAACAATATAAAACCAAGGAAAGGAGTGGTGCAGTATGGCAGCAGACGGTTCGGTTATTATCGATGTGCGCTTGGACAAAAAGAGCGCCATCGCCGATTTGAATGCGCTGGAGGCACAGATCAAGCGCACAACGCAAAAGATCGGCAGCATTGAAAAGTCCCTATCCTCGGCCACTACTAAGCGGAACAATCTGCGGGATGATCTGGAAGCTGCCCGGCAGAAAGCTAAGGAAACCGCACAGGCCCTTGAGGAAGTCAATGCCCGACTTGATGCAGGGCATCATTCCAAGTACGGTGTTGTTAGTGAAGATGATGTGGCACTAAGCGATAAATTAAGTGCCCAGTATGAGGACCAAATGGCCAAGGTTCAGCAAATCGACGCTTCTTACCGCAGCCAGCAGCAAACGGTGCAGGCCTTGACGACCCAACATCAGACCTTGACAGCCCAGTTACAGCAGGAGCAGACAGCGGCGGCCCAGCAGGCGAACGCGGTGGATATGTTGGCCGCCGATGATTCAATGCAGGCATATTTCAATAAACAGACTGCCGCCATAGAAAAGGACTTCGCGAAAATCGAAGCCCGCCAAAACAAGGCCTATGGCTCTATGGACGAAAGTGCGACCCAACACGCGGAGCGCATTGTGGCTGAGACCCAAAAGGCCGTTGCGGCACAGGAAAAGGCTGCAACCGCAGCCCAAAAGCGGGCAGCTGCCGAGAAGGAAAGTGCTGCGACAAACGCACTTGCAGATGGCAGCAATAACGCTGACAACCGCCTGCAGCAGGCCAGCAGTGCCATGGGCAAATTTGGAACCCGATTGAAAAGCATCGTTGCCGGTGTGCTGGTCTTCAACCTGATCTCCTCTGCGCTGCGCACGAT